GACGATAGTAGCCCCGGTAGCGCCGCCCAAAATCCCGGTCTCACCGGTCATCAGCTGCGCCCCGCCAAACACGATCGCGTTACCGAGCGTGGCAGGGCGCAGCGCGCCGGCAGCGGTCGGGCTGGCGCCGCGACGAGCGTTGAGTGTGCTGACAGCAGCGCCAGCGTTGGCCGCTGTGTCTGCGGCGAACGCAAGGACGCTCCAATCCGCAGCGCCCGACAGCAGCGCAAGCGCAGCCTCAGATCGCCGCGCAAGACGGCGAGCCGATGCCGGCTGTCCAATCCGGTCGGTGGCGCGCAGTGGGCGCATCAGACCACCTCTGCCCAGGCGATGAACATCTCGGCGCTGTCGAGGTCGGTGCCGGTGCTGGTCTTGCCGACGAGCTCGACCGCCACACGATCGCCGTAGACCGCGACGCTGACAACGTCATCGGTGCGCAGTGCGGTGGAGGATCCGCCGTCGCTGATCAGCCGCACGCCGACGGACGGGTCGACGTACCAGCCGATCGCGTTGCTGTGGACCCAAAGACGCCAGTAGGCGGTCGCTGCGCTGCCGCTCGCGTTGATCAGCGCCGCGCGGATGTTGACCGTCGCCGCGCCACCGTCGCGGGTCACAGGCAGCGACGAAAGCGCGTAGCCAGCGCCCGCCCCGGTCACGGGTCGCCCAGCCATTGCCGTCGACGTCGCGCCGGTCACTGCCTCGTCAACCACGCCGCCGGCGGCCGTGACCGACTGCGTCGCGTCGTTGCTATACGGGATCGCCATCACGGGCCGCCCGCTGTCGCTGGTGATAGTGACCGTCGCGTCGCTGCGGCTGATGGTGTAGCCGCTCAGAGTCGAGCCTGCGTCAGACTCCCACGCCGCCGCGGTCGTGGCTGCGGTGTCGCTACCGGACGGCTCGATCTCAATCGGAACGCCGTCCAGATCGACGCCGACGACGCTGGAGCCGGTCGCAGCGCCGGCAAATACGATGGTCGCGGCGTTGGTTGTGCCGCGATGTAGGCTGGTGGGCATGGCATCCTCCGCGCCAGCACGGCGCTCTGGGCAGGCTACCGCTAGATCGACTGGTAGTCCATAGGCGCGCGTATCTGGTAGATATGCAGCGCGAATCCGGCGGCAAGTTCGATCTCGACCGCTTCGAGTGATGACGCAAGCGCCTCGGGTAGCGGTAGCGTGCGGTTTGTCGTCGAGGCTGGCGTGTCGTCGGTATAGTCGCCGCTGCTCCAGACGTAGGCCGGTGCGGTGACTGCGCCGTCGCCGAGGCCGTGGTAGGTCTCGGTCCCGCGCGTCGGCGTCTGCACGGTCACGGCGTAGGCTGCTGGCGATGCCGGGATGCCTGACGCGGTCGTCGTCTCGATGACGGTGGCGGACTGAATCGTGCCCTGCGCTTGATCGACGCGGACGACGCATGCGCGCCCACGCTGCACAGCCGGCGGGATCGGCAGCCACACGCGCCGTGTCGTCAGCCCGCCGCCCGAGAGCCCGTCGAACGCGAGCGCGGGCATTGCCCACGGGCGCAGCGCCAGCGCCTCGACCCCGCGCGTCGCCGCCCACAGCGTCGCCACGGTCGCGGGCGCGTCCGGCGTCGCCACGATGACGGGCGAGCCGGGCAGCGACGGCAGAAGCGACACGGTGACGGCGTGCACGGTCGTCTCCTCGCCGCCTGCGGTGTCTGGACCTCGCAGCGCCCACACCTCGATCGGCAGCTTGCCGGACAGCGACGAGCCGCCGGGCACGTCGACCGAGAGCGGCGACGGGGTCTGCACAGTCCCGTCAGCGTCCAGCGCGATCCATTGGTCGCCAACGTGGACACGCACGCGGTCGGCTGTCGAGGCCGGCGAACCGGTGACGCTCGCGAGCGCCTGTACCTGCACCTGCTGCGCGCCGACCACCATCGGCACCTGCGCTTGGCCGCAGGCGATCAGCACCCATTGGCCGTCGGCAGCCTGTGTGGCGTCGCCGAGATCGTAGAGCGCGCTGCTGGTCTCCTGCGCGAACGAGAACAGGCATTGCGCTCGGTCCTGCATCGTCGCGTAGACATTACGCATTGCTCGGTTGACCAGCTCGGTGTTGATTGGCGCGCCAGACGCGCCAAGAAGCCCGTCGTCGTACGGCCAGAAGCCCGAGGTCCGGCGCGTCGTCGGAGAGCCCGCGGCCGGGATGACGGCCACGCTGTCGGCGCTGATGTCCTGGCCTGCGCCGGCTGGCGTGTAGGTGACGCGGATCTCGTCTACGCCTGCGGTGATGGTCGCGGCGGTGTCAACGGTGTTCTTTGCGCTGGCCGTCAGAGATCCGGTCGTCGTCGGTCCGTAGATCGTGGACCACCCGCCGCCGCCGGTCTGTTGCTCGACCTCTATCGTGATGCTGGTGACGCCCGCGCCAAGCTCGACCACGTGGCGCAGCGTGTAGCCGAGGCTGTCGCTGGACGGCATCAGCGGCAGGCGGAACTCCTGCGCACGCTGTACCGCGCTCTCGGCGGTGTAGACCACCACCAGCGGGCATGGGCGGTGCTGCTGGTAGTGTGCGTTGGCGAGCGCAAGCGTCGTGGACAGCGGCGAAGCGTCAGCCGCCGGCATCATCAGGTCTGCGTCAGATACCACCGCGTAGGTGCTGGCGTACGATACCGTCATGCCCACCGGCTCCCGTCTGCGTCGTGCATCCACGTCGCCTGGAACGAGTCGTCGTTCGCCGACTCCGGCCACGTCAGATAGCTAGTGCTGCCAAGCGTAGGCGACCCGACCACGCTATCGACCGTCAGCCGGCACACGCTGCCGGTGTCGGCGACGGCGCTGATCTCGAATGCCTCGGTCGTGCCCTCCGCGCCCTGGCCGGGCTGGTAGTGCAGCAGACGCAGCGTGTCGCTCTGCTCGTCTGCGTAGGCCATCGCTGCGACCATGATCGGCAGGTAGTCGCGGCTGATGTCGATCTGAGTCGGTGCGGTGGCGTGGTCGTAGGCCGACACGGCGGGCGCTGGGCAGATGCCCTTGCGGATCTCGGTGCCGTCGACCAGCACGAGCAGCCGCTGCACGCCGGTGTCGAGCGAGACGTGCCGCCCGACCACGCGGCCGACTGTCGAGATCCCAGGTGTTCCCGTGTCGATATCCCACAGCGCGGGGTGCGTCAGGTCGAGCTCGACCGTCCCGCCGACGCGCGCATCGAGCCACGGCACGACGTCGATCTCGACAAGCGACGCATGCTGATCGCCGATGACGCGCTGCGCCGCCCACGCGAGCGCGCCGGGAAGCGCCTGCTGTCGGTCGCCGACGGGCAGGTGATACTCGGCGACGCGCGCACCCTCGGCGGCAGTCCGCCCGAGGTCTCGCACGGTCACAGCGTCGCCGTCGTCCGCGAGCGTCATGCGGACGACGCTCGGGGCTTCGATCGTCTGCGCCACCGCATGCGCGCCGCCACGGGTGATCATATGCTCATCGCCGATCTCGACGTCGGGCGCGGTGGCCGTCGCCGACGTGTAGACCACCGACAGCACCGCATCCTCTGCGTAGGTGTCGGTCACACAAAGCGCCATGCCCGACAGCCCGAGCGCGCGGCCTGCTGCGTCACTCACGCTGCCGTCCTCGGTCAATACGTCCGCCTCCAACAGCGACCACCAGCCTTGCCCGAGCATCTGTCCGATCGCGTCGTCGTCCACCAGATCGGTCGGCAGGCCGAGCCCTGCAAAGCCCGGGAGCGTGTCGTAGGTGCCGCGCAACGACGCCTCGCCCGACGAGTGCAGCAGCCGGCGCACACAGTCCGCAAGCGTGCCGCTGTTGCCGGCGATGACCGTGGCGGTCGTGCCGATGGCTGGCAGCGCAGGCGCGCCCGGTGTCACCGGTTGCAGGTTGCGTAGCACCATCAGCCCGGTGGCCGTGGTCGGCGTCGCAGTGGCGTAGCGGTACTCGTCCGCGCCGACGCGGACCCGCCCGCCGTTCGGCAGGGTCGGCAGTGCCGCGTCGTCGAAGCGGACGGCGATGGTTGGAATCAGCGTTGCGGACGGCAGCGACTCGCCGCTGTCGGCGTCACCCACGGCGTAGACCGACCCCCGAAGCGTCACGCCGAGCTGAGCGGTCTTGGTCGCGCCGCTGGTGTAGGTCGTGGACCCGCCAGGCTTGCCGAGCAGCTTGCTTGCTGTCGTGCCGAACCACGTCGTCACAATGGCGTAGGTGTAGACCGGTGAGCCGGTGTGCTTCAGCTCGACGTACGGCACGACGTCGCCGGCGGCAACTGCTGGGAATGTGTAGTACGGCGGCGTCTTGTCCACCGTGCCGAATACCATCGTGCCGAACTCTGCCCCGAGCGATTGCGCGCTAACCCACGTGTCCCACGCGTCTTTGATCGCCGCGAGAGCCTCGGTCATGCTGATCAAGTCGCCGTAGGAATAGCCCGCATCGGCGAATGGCGTCAGTTGCGCGACGTACTGCGCGCCGTCGCCCGGAGCGCCACCGCCGCCGCTGCTGGTCTGCGTCCGGGTGATAGCGATCGTGATCCAGTCCGACGACACGAGGAAGCGCCCGTCGCCGTCCTGCACGGTGCCAGTGACAGCAGCGGCGAGCGGACGCGACAGCAGCCGGTCGAGCGGCAGCGCCTCGATCGTCCACCCCGTGCCGTCGGTCGCGCGCACCGGCTCCGCGTCGATGTAGCCGCGCCAGATTGCGGTGCTGGTCGAGGTCCACGCCACGCCCGGCGCGTAGCCCGTGGCGTCGCATGGCTGCGCGTAGAGCGTGACCAGACGGCCACGCCACACCCTCGGGCGGTCGGTGACGATGGCTCCGGCGCTGCGTGCCGAGATCGGATGCGCCCACCCAGCGACGCCTCGCGCGGTGACGTTCAACACGTCGGGCGGTCCGCTGGTGACACTGCCGACCGTGATCGCCTCGCGCCCAATCCACACCGTGGCAGGCGTGGACAGGCCCGAGCCGTCGTCCACCTCGATCGTGGTGTCCGAGGACGCGGAGTTCGCCACGACTCGCGCCTGCCATGCCGGGCGGGTCATGTACCCGGACATCGTGTCATCGTCGAGTAGGTGCAGCGTTAGCGGGTAGCCAGCGGCGATGCCGGCGTCGCGGTCAACCTGCGCGCCGATGGCGGCGGACTGCGACACGACCAAAGTCGGCGACGTGGATGTGTAGCCGCTCGGGCGCGTCTTGCCGAGGTCGCGACCGCACCAGACGACGGGCAGCCCCTCGATCGTCGCCCAATAGACGTGGCCCCAGCCGTAGCGCAGCGGTGCCCACACGTCCACCGATGCCATCAGCGCCCCCTACCAATGACAACGCGTGCGGTGCTCAGGCCGCGCGCTGGCGAGTGCTCGACGTCGCCGAGGAATACCACCATGCCGTCGACGTAGCCGCCCGGCACGCTGGCACTGTACGCGGACGCCTGCGCCTCGTCCATGTAGACGCGTGCCTGGCCGGCGGCGCAGTAGGACCGCACGAGCGCGTCCATGCGTGCCCGTGTCGTCCGCACCTCGCCTTCGATCACGTCCACCTGCGACCATGCGATCGCCCGGTAGCGGCCCTGCTCGTACTGGTGCACCTCGACGTCCTCGGACGGCACCACGCCGAGCGATGACAGGTGCAGCGCGTCGAAGCGAGCGAGCGCCTGCTGGTCACCGGTGTAGGTGAGCGCGCCAGTGTGACCGGACGACGCCGAGAAGCCGAGCGCCGCTGCGATGTTGCCGCCAAATGACACCGAGAACGACGCGACGCCCGACGCGCTGATCGTAACCGCCTGCGCGTCGGCGTCCCACGTCAGCGAGTAGGTCCCGGTCAGGTTGGCCGTCATGTCGGCAGCCCACGCCGTGAGCGCATCGGACAGCCGCGCCGGCGCAAGCAGACGCGAAATGTAGACCGTCGGTCCAGGCTCGGTGATCGTGATGCCGACAGCGTCCGCCATCGCGGCCTCTGGCGTGCCGTACAGCCATGCTTCCATGCGCGCGGTCACGACCACACCTCAAAGTCCGCCCGCACGCGAGCGCGGGCCCCGTGCGACGTCGTGACGCGGCCCAGCGCGACCTCGACCCAGGTGCTGTCATACGCTCGCAGGATTGCGGCCGTCCTCGGATTGCGCGCCGCCGCGAGCGCCTGACGCAGATATGCCGCGCGCTCTGGCGATAGCGACAGTGCCGCCGTCGATCTGCTGGCAGCCTCGCCGATCGGGTTGGTCGCAATGCTGCCGACCGATGCGACCGCGTATGGCTGGCTGCTCACGAGCGACGGCACAGTGAGCGGCGTGCCCGTTTCGCCCAACGTCAGGACGGACACGGTGCCGGATGGTGCCGACCATTCCAGTTCTTCGGATGACGACGGCGACGCGCCGAGCAGCGACGCGGCAGCCGACGACGGCACCCAGTCGTACGCCGACTGAGCCGTGAACGTCATCTTCGCGGCGTCCCCGCTCGCGTCGTAGACGACCGTCGTCACGTCGCCGAAGGTCGAAAGCATCCACGCGATCAGGTCGAGCGATGCGGCATAGGCATCGCGGACCGTAGCGGCCGGCGTCCACGTCTGCGCGCCCATGCCGTCGTCCACATCGATCGTGGCCGTCGTCCAATCGTCGCGGGTGCGGATGCAGATCATGCGCCACCGTACGCAGCAGCGCCGCCCATGCCGGTGCCGGCGACCGCGCGCATTGCCTTCCGGATTGCCGCGCCAACCTCGGCAGGCGTGCCGAGGCCGCCGGTGATGTTGACGACCAGCGGGCCGCCGCCCGTGCTCGCTGTCTGCGCCGTCTGCTGCAACGGCGCGCGTTGCGGCCCTGCCGTTGCGGCCGCTGCCGGTGTCGGTGCCGAGGTCAACGCGACCTTGGCGAAGGCCGCGGCGGCTGCGGCGTGACCGATGCCGCCTGCGATGTCGTAGGAAGCGAACGCGGCAATGCTGCGCGCGGTCTCGATCGCTGCGTCAATGCCGGCCGAGACGCGCTTGGCTGTGTCGGCCTCGAACAGAACGCCCGCGAGCGTCTTGGCCGCGCTGCCGTAGGCATCGACGGTTTGCAGCCGCGCGGCGCGCTGCTCCTCTTCGAGTCGGATCGCCTCTTCCGCCGACCGGCGTTGAGCGTCGGCTAGGTCCGCCTGCGCCCGCATGATCTGGTGCTGCGCCTCGGCCTGGATCGCGGCAGAAAGCTGCGCCTTCTCGGCGGTGCGTAGGTACTCGTCGCCCTTGACGCGCTCCAGCTCGGCGACCATGCGCGCTTGGATCTGCGCCTGTGCGGCTGCGGCGCGTGCTTCCGGCGTCGCGGCGGTGTCGAAGGCGACGCCGAGCACGCGGTCTTGCAGCGCCTGGACGGCTGCGGCTCGGGCTTCGATGTTGCGGTCGAGCGCCTCGCCGCCGCGTGTGAGCAGCGCGTCAATGCCGGCCTCAAAGTCGGCGAAGGCGCGCTTGGCCTCTGCTGCTGCGTGCTTGGCTGCGGCTGCTGCGGCCTGCCGGCGTCGCGCGGTCGCCGCCTCCTCGGCCTTTGCAAAGCCGATCTGCGCGTCCGTCGCCTTCTGCACGTTCTGCGCGTACAGGTCGAGGGCGTACGCGACGCCGCCGACGCTGGCGGACTGCGTCTGCATCGCCTTGGTTGCGGCTTCGGTCGCTGTTGCGGTGTCCGACGTGGCGTCGGTCAAAGCCTCGTACGACACGATCGCAGCGCCAACCCCAGGGATGCCGAGCGCTAGCGACTTGGCCGCGTGCTCTGCCGCGTTGCCGACTTCGGTCTGCGCCGCCGCGAGCGCGCCCATGATCTGCCGTGGGTCGCGCATCTTGATCGCGGCGAACACCTTGTCCGCGCCGGCAGCGAGCGAGGCGACGGCCTTGAGCGCCTCGTTGACCGATCGCAGCACCGCAGTAATCGGGCTCGCCATCACGCGCAAGGCGGTCTTGACGCTGACCGCCGCGTTGTCCATTGACGCGCCGATCTTATTCATGGACTCGACGATCTCGACGGCAGGCCCAGCCACGACCTCGGACAGCTCAAGCGCGAGCCGCTTGGTAGAGTTTCCAAGCGTGGACAGCGCCGAATCCTGGCGCGCGTAGGCGTCGGTCCCGGCTTGCGCAAGGCTCGGCAGCTTCTCCATCACAGCGTTGAGCACGGCTTGCGAACGCTGGTTGGCGCTCAGTCGCTCGGAAGACACGCCGATCGCCTTGGCGTACTTCTTGATCGCGACCTCGCCGTTGACCAGCACGCCGACTTGCTTGAGCGCGTCTGCGCTGCCGGAGCGGATCGCGTCGGCGAACGCGTTGAGCGCGTCGTCACCCGTCTTGCCCATCGCGGTCGCCGCGTTGGTGATCTTCTGCAGTTGCTCGGCGGTCAGGCTGGCGTTGACGTCGGCTGCCTTGAGCGTGCTCTTGAGCTTCACGACGCTTTCGACAGCCACGCCGCCGATGGCGTCGGCCAGCGCGAACGCCTCTTTCTCGCCGCCATCGAACGCGAACCGCATCTGCGCCCGCAACCGCTCGATCTCGATAGACCATTCGGTCATCTTGAGCGCAGCGACCCCTACCGCAGCGGCGACGCCTGCGATACCTGCAGCCGCCATCGTGGCAGCGCCGGCCATGCCGGTTCCGGGGCCGAGCAGCTTTGCCACGCCACCGAGGCCGCCGCGCACGTCGCCCGACGCGATCGACCGCAGCCAGCCGGTCAACTGGTTTCCGCGCTCGGATGCTTTGTTCAGCGATTGCTGTAGCTTCTCGGCACTGACGGCGACCTTGCCGATCTCGCGGCTGGCGTCGTCTTTGCCGGCGATCGTCACTGTGAGCCGAGCGTCACCCTGTCCCATGCCGACCCCGCTACATGCCCGCGCGCTGTCGTGCGCGCTTCAGCGCCCGCGCCTCGGCACGCTGACGCGCCGACCGCAGCGCCAGCATACCCCAGACCGCGCCCGCCGAATAGGTATCAGGCCACCCGCCGATCGGCGACACCATTGCGCTTGCGTCGGTCGCTGTCAGCATTTGCCACCAGCCCGAGGCGAGCAGGCCATACGGGCAGCGGTCCCATTCGTGGTCGCCGACTGCGGCCTCTGGCCTAGCTGTGCAGAGCGCGCCGTCTGGCGTGCGCCCGGTCTCCTCGCAGGCGTCGCACGGGCATTGCTGGCGCTGTCTCGGCAGGTCGATCGCGACGTCGGCGAGCGCCTCTAGCACGTCGTGGTGCGTCGCTGGCTCGCCGTCGAGCTCTACGCCGGAAAAGGGCCGACCGAGCCCTCCGACAGGCGTAGGACGATGGCGACAAGCGCCATCACGAGCGCGCCGGCAACGTCGTCGTGCGCGACTTCCTCGCCGTCGATCGACACCACGCCGCGCCATGCTGCGGCGGTGCGCGCGTCCGGCGCTGTCTCGGTCGCCCATTCGATGTATTCCGCCGACGACAGCGGGCGCAGTCGGAACCGCGTCACGTCCGCGCCGGCTGGAGCCGGGACGAAGCCGAGCGTGTCGCCCGCGCGCTGCTCATCGGTCAGTGCCGGGTCAGACGCTAGGCACCAGTCGTGCCCGGTCGTGGTGCGCCATGCAATTGCCATTACGCCCACCCGAGGCGCAGCAGCGTGTCTGCCGGGGCCGTGCTGCCATTGTCCGCGCTGTAGCCGCTCGGGCGCATCGTGATCTCGTACGCGTCCGCGCCGTCGATCTCGGCATTCGCGATCGAGACGATGTGCACCGCAGGGAGCATCCAGGCGAAGATCTCGCCCGCCGTCTCGCCGACGTAGCCGCCGATCTCGAAGTCGATTCCGTTGTCGAGGGCGTTGCGCCACTGGTCGCGCTGCCCGGTGATCGTGTCGCTCGACTCCAAGCGTACCGTCATCTTGATCGTGACCGGCGACTCCGCCGCGAGTTGCCGCGTGTATTCGCTCACGCCCTCGACCGCGTTGTGGCACTTGATCGGCGTCAGCTCCCACTTGACCGCGATCTGCAGGTCTTCGTACCCGCACACCTGCGCGCCATCGACGTAGAGCCGGCCGCCCCGGTTGCCGAGGTACGGCCGCGCGCGCTGGAACGACGACGGCGCGATCAGCCCGCCGCCGGTGCCGTACCGCTCATAGTCGAGAAACCGGCCCTTCGCCTCCCACGTCGGCACCTTGCCGGCGCTTAGGTCGAGCATCAGCTCCTCGACGGTGCAGCCGATGTAGCTCCACTTGAACGCCGAGTTGTCGCCGAGACGACGGATCGTCAGCGGCGTCGGCGCATTGCTCGACAGGTACGCCGTGGCGGTCGGGCAGCGGTCGTCACCAGATGCCGGCGCGCCGATGGCCGGGAACGCGAGGTTGACCGTGTCCGGCGACGCCTCGGTCGTATCGACGACGAAGCCGCAAGCAACCTGAGAACTTGCGTCGGTCGTCCACGCGGCAAGCTGGCCGACGGTGTAGACAGAGCGGTCAGCGACAGCGACCGCCGTCGTCGTGCTGCCACTCTGCACGTCGCCGTTGATGTAGGTGCTGCGGCTGGTGCTGTATGCCTGCAGGTATTCGGCATCACTGCTGACCGCAGCCGCGCCGCCAGAGCCAACGGCGTCGGCCAGCAGCGCGATCAGCGGGGATGGCACGCCCGAGCCGTCGATGGCGTCGGAGGTGTAGTCGTAGCCGCTCTTGCAGACCGCGATCCGGTCCGACAGCGTGAACGTGCCCGACTTGCCTCCCATGCTCGGCGGCTCAGAAGCGCCGAACTGCCCGGCTGCCGATTGCAGGTCGTCGCTCTCCTGGTCCTCCACGAACTCGAAAGAGGCTGGAATCGCGGCGAAACTCGCGTCGCTTGTGTTCTCGGTCGTGGTCGCCGACTGTCGCGCAATCGCGATTGTGTTGGCATTTGCTCGCCTGCTGCTGTAGGCCATCAGAGCCTCCCATCGCCGCCTGTGCGTAGGCGTCGCTCAATTTCGCGTGCCAGCCGAGAGCCGCCAGCGCGTGTGTGTGCGCCTCGCGTGCCGGTCACGAGGTCATAGTATGCCGCCACCAATCCAGAGCGCAACGCCACGGTCACGTCGCGCGCCTCTTTCGGTGTGTGCTCCGTCACGTTGACGCCTTGCGCGCGCAAGATCGCGTTTGCCTTGATCTGATTGCGGACCCGGCGCGGCTTGCCGTGCATCCCGCGTCCCTGGCTGGAGCCCTGAAAGTCGATGATCGCGCCGCGACCAGACCCGCGCACCTGCATGCCAGCCCACATCTCGCCGGTGACGTAATAGCCGCGATGCTGCGGAAGCGCATCGTGCATGTCGATCGAGCTGCGCCAGTAGCGTTGGCCTAGCTGTGCCGCCGTCGCGTACGTCTGCGACAGCAGCACGGGTCGGCTGCCGTAGCGCGGGATCGGCCCGTCGGCGGTGCGTCTGCGGTCGCGCACTCGGGCTCGAATCTCTCGCGCGAGCGGCACGGCCAGCGCCACGGCGCGCGCGGGTCGCCATGCCTTCTGCACGTCCTTGGATTGCGCCTTGGTCAGACGCGCCAGGATGCCGTTGGTCTCGACGTAGACGATCCCGCGCTTTGTCAGGCGCTCGCCGAGCGTCATCTTCTTGCGCGCCATCGCTATGCCTCGTACTGCACGCCGTCGGTCTGGAGCTCAACGGCAAGGATGCACAGCGCGGTCGGAATGTCCGCCTCGGATGCGCCCACGCGGTACTCCGCGCGGCTGGCGATGCGCGCATGGTCGATCGCCCAACCGGTCGCGGGGCCGAGCAGTACGCCGCGCACGACCTCGACCAGCGAAGTCAAGCGAGCGTCGGCGTCGTCCTCGGTCGGCGGCGTCGACGTCGAGCGCACCTCGCACGATGCCACCAGCGTCGTGCTACGGGTCAGCACGGGCGCGCACCCGCCGTTGTACTGCTCGCGGATCTCGTCGTCCTCGCTGCCGATGTCCAGCACCACGATCGAGTCCTCGGACGTCTGCGACGGCTCGCGCCGGGCGATGTAGGCGACCGACCCAATCGCGGCAAGCGGCGTCACAAGCGCGGCCTGCGCCGTCGTCAGTAGTTGCCGGCGGGTTTGCGCCATCAGCCCGCGTCCCGGATCGTCAGCACGTAGGCCGACTGGCCGTCGCGCTGCACGTCAGCGACTCGCCAATCCGACCCGCCAATAGTAATCGCGTCGCCGCGTGCTGGCGCTGCGTCAAGGCTGGCCGCGTCGACGGTGACCTCGGCGCGCCGCGTCCGCATCGGTGCGCCAGACTCGCTGATCGCCTCCATCGCGTCGAGACGCAGCACAGCGCGGATCGACGTCGCGCCGCCACCGCTCGGGGTGTACGTCGCAGGCTGGCCGAGCGGGCCTGCCACAGCCAGCGACACCATGCGGTTTTCGAGGTCCGTCGCGCTGATCATCCTGCCTCAAACGGAACCGCCCGACCCCGGCTGACCGAGGCCGGGCGGCCCTATGCTGTGTCCTAGACGTCGCCCGACTTACGCCACCGCGATGTCAAGGATCTCGAACCACACCTTGGCGGTAGCCGACCCGGTAAGGGTCACCGTAAGCGTGCCAGCCGCGATCGCAGCCGAGCGGACCGACTCGTTGGCGTCGCTCGTCAGCATGTAGGTGCGGACGACGAGTCCGTTGTAGCCTGCGCCGACCGACACGGTGCCGCTGGTGGCGGCGGTGACCGCGACCTGACCAGAGGTCAGGACCGCGACATCGTTGCTGTCGCTCTGGCCAAGCATGACCGAACCGGTCGTGTCAGCCGAACCGGCAGCGGCCCACGCGCGACCAATGAAGCGGTCCGCCGACCCACCAACGAAAGCGTTGCTGACGGTCTCGGCGCTGGAGTCGTACCAGAGCCGATCGCCCATCACCCAGGCTTGGCCGGTTTTCTTCGGGCAGATGTGCACGCCGGTCAGGGCGATCGAGCCGTCTGCGCCGTTGGCGATGTCGGTCTGCGCGACGCCGATGAATCCGTCCTGCTCGACCACGTCGCCGGAGCTGTAGGCAGCCGACGCGGTAATCGTGAGGGAGCGGCCCTCGGTGAGTTGCTTGGTGCTCATGTGTGTATCTCCTCCGGTTGCAGCCGCTTAGCTGCCGGCGTTGTAGGTCGAGTTGCGCCAGGTGACCGCCTTGGCGGCGCACCAGTAGCGGACCTTCAAACCGATCTGGTCGGCCTCGGGGTGCTCGATGCGCGAGATCGTCGGGGCTTCCTCACCCTGCAGCTTGGCGATCTCCACGAAGGGGTCGCTGATCAGGTAGTAGCCCGCCGCGTTGACCGCGTCGATGCGCGGCTCGGCGATGACCTGCAGACCGCTGATCCACATCGACGCGCCGTTGGCGGCGGTCGTCGGGACGTAGCGCGCCTGCTGCAGGATCTCGGCGGTGTCAAGCAGCGCGGCCGGCACGAGCAGGATCTTCGGCATCAGACCGCCGATGATGTTGCCGTTGCGGTCGGTCTGCGACAGCAGCAGCTGACGCATCTCGGCGAGGGTCGACGCGCTGAGCGCGCCGCCGGTGCCAAGGTTGCTGTGCGTCGCCGCGTGCAGCGCCGCTGCCGCAATGCTGCCCTCGGCGGCCATCGTCTCGCCAGCGCCACTGTTGCTGCCGAGCACGCCGCTGGTGCCGTAGACGAGGCCCTTCTCGGTGCGCGCCGCCGCGCGGCCCATCTCGGTCGCGAGCCGACCGAACGCGCCGAGGTCGTCGTTCAGCAGCATCTCGACGGTGAAGGGCAAGATCTGCCCGAACTTCGCGAGATTGTAGACCTCACGACCCTCGCCGATGGTCGCGTAGGTGTATTCTGCACCCTCGACCACCTTCGGCAGCGCGTCCACGCTGCCCAGCGACACGACGCTGATCTGCTTGGTGTCGCGGACCGGGCGGGTGTACGAGAACGCGGTGTGCGTCATCGGCTCTTCGGCGAAGGCGCTGCGGAGGAACTTGTTCGCCACGTTCGCGAGGATGAACGGGAAGTCGCTGGTCGAGTGCGCGCCAGCGAACGACCGCTGAAGCACCGTCTCGGCGACCTGCCGCTCGGTCATATCCTCGGGACGACCGCCGTTCTGGCGGATGCACCGCTCGGCAAGGCGAAGCAGCGAGGTCTGCATCTGCGCGCGACCGGCCGGGCTCAGCTCGACGTCGCGAGCGCCGCCGCGAACCATCAGGGCCTCGACCGTGCCGCGCATCACCTGCTCGTCGTGGTCGGTCTTGACCGTGACGCCGCTGTGATTCGCGTTGACCTCGGTCGGCTTCTGGCGCTCGGTCAGGTGCCGGATGATCTCGGCCTGGGCCTCGGCGCGCGGCTTGGCGGCCAGCGCCTGCGCCTGCTCGGCAGTCATGCCGCTGCGAACGGCGGTCGCCGCGATCTCGGCGGCCTGGGCCGCTGCCTCGGCACGGACGGCGGCAATATCCACCACCTCGGCCGGCTTGGTCTGCTCGGTCATCACTGGCTCCTGCGCGGGGGCTTCCCGCTCTTGTGCGCGCACCTGCGCGCCTGCATCTGCTGGGATTGGCACGGCCGACAGCTCCATCGGCTCCCACCGCACCGCCGTGCGCGTCTCTGCGCCGGTCTGCTCGTCTTTGTCGATCGACCACTCGCGCACCGCGTAGCCGACGCTAATATTGCGCAGCACGCCCTCGGTGATCTTCAACACGTTGTCGGCGACGTCTGCCGCCGCACTGAGCTGCACGCGAGCCACGCCGACGCCGTCCTCGACACGGGCAGAGCCCGGCACGACGACGCCGACCACGTTGCGAGCCGAGAAGCTCGCGTGCGCATCGAGCAGCGGCGCGCCTGCGTTCAGCCGCCCAAGGTCCGCGCCCTCGACGTCGAGCCGCTCGGTGTATTGCTTGCCCGTCGCCCAGTCGCTGCGCTGCACGTCTGCGCCAGTGGTCCACACCACGTCGACAGTACGCGCATCGGCGTCGTAGCTCTTAGGCTGCAGCGCCGCGCGGCGGTACGTCGTCAGGTCGTCGCGTGTCTGGAGTCCGTCAGGCATCAGTCACCCCGCGCGCCGATAGTGGCGTGCCGACTGTAGGCTGCGCAAGTCCTGCGCGGTTGTCAACGCCTACTGTGCGGCGTCTGTGCGGCTAGGCCGCGTCGTCGGTCTGGTCGTCGGTCTGGTCAGTCTCGTCGTCCACTTCCGGCGCACTGACCGCGCTCGGCGGCATCGTGACCGCCTGCGACGGCGACGCGCTGCCAAAGCCCGACAACGACAGCCCAAGCTCCTCGGCCTTCTCGCGCTCGCTCGCCATCTGCTCAAGCTGCGCCATCCAGTCGTGGCCGCGCTCAGCTGCGGTCTCGGCAAGGGTGCGGATGCCGGCCTGCATCTCCAGGATGTCAGCTTTGATCTCGGCCTCGCGGTCGATCGGCACCCACTTCGGCGGGTGCCAGTGCGGACGCATCGCTAGCGCGCGCTCCTGCTGGGTCATGCGCGGCAGCAGCCCGCCGACCTCGGCAGCCTCGACAAACCAGCGCCACATCGGCGAGCAGACGTGCGGGATCACGACGTTGCGGGTCAGCACGCGCAAAAGCGATCGGTACTCCAGCATGCCGGCGCGAATGCTGGAGTAGTTCACCCCCGTCAGGTCGCCGGTCAGGATCTCGTACGGAATCTGCGCACCAGTCGCGATCACGCGCTGCGCGTGCATCACCGCGTCACGGAAGCCGCCGTACTGCGCCGGGGCTAGTAGCGTCACGTCCTCGCCGGGCGGCAGCTTGGCGATCATGCCAGGACTCAGCGTCTCCAGCCAGCGGCCATCCGTCGCCTGCTCGACCTGATCGCTGATCCCAAGCGGGTCGAGCGACGGCGTCCGGCGGAATGCCATCAGCGAAGCCTGCATCTTCTGCCGCACGATCTCGGCGTGCTCGAAGTCGTCAAGGTCGCGGATGTCCAGCATCACCGGCGTCAGCCACGGCACGCCGCGCATCTGGCCGGGCCGCGTCACCTGGTAGACGTGCGACACCTCCGACGCCGGTACCATGACGGTCTCCAGCGTCGAGGCCGAGAGCCAATCCGTCTCGCCGGGGTGCTGGCGGTACAGCTCGTACGCTGTGCGCCTGCCGATCGCGTCGGTTTCGATGCCGTAGCGCACGCCGCTGCGCCGACCCGTAGACCACACGTCGTCGTCCGCGAGCATGTCCGCTTCCAGCACCTGCACCTGCATCGGGATCGTGGTCGGGTCGTCGGTGCGACGCCATCGACGACGTAGCAGCGATTCGCCGGACTCGACCCAGCCGCGTACCGCCAGCGCCTGCAGTCCGTACACGTCGCAGCGGCCGGCGGCGTCGATCTCGCCCGACGCCATGTCCCAAAGCGCCATTAGCGCCGCGTCCAGGCTCTCGCGACCCGTGCGCGCCTGCGGCCGGATGCCCTCGCCGACAAGCGCCGACGTCAGCACGCTAACCGCGCGATTCGCAAGCGCGTTGTTGCGGACAAGCTCGCGCGAGCGATCCCGCAGCACCACGCGTCCGCTGTCGACCTCGGAGTTTGGTCCGGCGCTGCCAGCATTCCAGCCGTAAGCAAGCCTGCCAACGTCGGCGGCTTCGTAGGATCGGCGAGCGTCAACGGCTGCCTGCTGCTGCGGCGGCAGCGGACGGGCGAGCGCCTGTAGCCAGCGTCGGATGCGGGATGTGGATGCGGCGCTCATTTCCTGCTGAACCTCCCGTACGTAACGCGCTTTGCGTTCTGCGCCGCGGTCAAGCCAAGCTCGCGGCGCATCTCTGCCCGCAGCTCGCGCATCTCGGCAAGGCTGCGGAACGTCATCGTCTTGCCCGCGATGCTGTACGAGCCGATGCCCGTCTTCATCGCGTCCTCCAGGTCCGCTAGGTCTGTGCTCGTCCATGCCATCGGCACACCTCCGCAGCGGCATCCTAGCGCAGCCGAGCGCCTGGCGCTAGCCATCCCGTAGGCGTTCGCGACGGCGGCCTGTGCTGCGCGTACGGTCGCGGCTGTGGCGCTGGTTGCGCCGCTCGTGGCAGCGCATCCAGCCGTGCGCGGCCAGCAGCTACCGTGCGGCTCGACTGGCCCATCGAGAGTAGCGCGGCGTAGGCGTACACCCAGCAATCCAGCGCCTCGGACTGCGCACCACGCGGGCGCATCCACCGGCGCTTGCCGTCGACCATGCGTAGGCGCTCGGCCATGATCTGCTCGTACCACGCCAGATCGGGCGCGCCCTCGCCGGCTGGCGTGTGGATCGACCCAGGCCCAGGCGGCTCGCGTTGCAACCGCGCCCACAGCGCGTCCTTCGCCGCGTGCACGCCTAGCAGGTAGACCGCGTGGCCTGTGCCGCGCTTGCCTCGGCTGCCACGCTGTGGCCACACCGCCCGCGTCGGATCTGCTGCGCTGCTGCCTTTGGTCGCCCAGATGCGTCGGCCACGCCGCTCAGCGCACCACGCCTGCACCTGCTCGGCCATGTATCCTGAGTCCACGCAGGCTGCGTCAATGCCCATCAGCGCGCCGGACTCGTGCGCCCATCGTTGCTGCATGTAGCGGTCCAGATCTGCCCACAGCGTCGGGCCGGACGGGTCGCCAGGGATCACGACGTGCTCGACCAGCCAGCACTCTTCGCCGTCGCCCCACGCCCACACCGACGCCTCGACGCGGTCCACCTGCACGTCGACGCCGGCTGTCAGCACCGCGCCGCCGGCTGGTACGCGTGCCGGGTATCGCTCTGCTCGCGAGGCTAGGCCGTCGGGGTCGACCGTCGACGCTGCGGTGTCGTCGTAGGGTAGCGCCAGCGCGACGTTGACCATCACCTGCCGCTCTAGCGGGTCGGCCTCCGTCGCCTCCCAACGCTTCGCCAGCGCCGCCCACGACACCGGCAGCCAGCCGTACGGCGCGCACAGCGCAGTCAGCCGGTAGCCGTAGGTCGAGCCGTCCTCCAGGTCTGGCCGGTCTGGGGTCCACCGGCCGAGCGACAGCAACTCGCGTTTGTCCCGCTCGTCAATGCCGGTGCCGCAGTGCGGGCAGTGCACCATCGCCGTCTGCGGCTTGCCCGGCTCCCACCGCAGCATCTCCCACTCCCACGGCTCCGGCACGCCGCAGTGCGGGCATGGAATCGCGTAGCGGCGCTGTCCGGTGCGCTGGTACTCCCGCCAGATGCGCGAGCCCTCCAGCGTCGTCGGCGTACTCGTGAGCAGGATCTTGCGCCGGCTGAACGACACCGTTCTCTGTACCGCCAGTGCGACCGGATCGCCCTCGCTGCCAGCCGACGCCGGGAAGCGATCGACCTCGTCGAGCACCAGATAACGGATCGACTTCGCCGCGAGGTCCGAGGGGCTGTCCGCGCTACCCATCGAAAGCGCAGCGCCCCGGAACTCCCGCAGCATCATCGATGACGCGCGCCCCTTCGCCTTGCCGAACGCCTCAGTCAGTGCCGGAGACGCGGCAATCATCGGAGCGATCCGCATCCGGCTGACTTCCTTCGCCGTATCCGCCTTCGGCAGCACGTACAGGATCGGGCTCGGCGCGTCGCAGGCCCAATAGCCAACCGCGTTCAAGGCGGTCTCGGACTTGCCAACCTGCGACGCCACGCACATCACCACCCGCTCGCAAGGGTCGGTCGCCGAAAGCCGATCCATCGGCTCGCGCAGGTACGGCGTCACCTCAGTGCGCCAGCGCCCAGGCTGCGCGCTGCTGTCGGTCGTCAACACACGCTCGGCTTCCGCCCACTCGCTCACCGAGCGCAGCGGCGGAGGCCTCAGCGCGTGCCACCATGACGCGGCGATCTCGTCCGCAGTCCGCATCAGCCCTCCGCGTCGGCGTCGACCATCGCCGGGCGCGCCTCGCCGATGTCGCGCTCACGCAGCAACCTGCCGGTCTCGGCCTCGAAGTCGTCCGCCATCCGGTGCAGCGTCGCCCGAAGCTCGCCACACAGCCACGCGTGCGCGTCGGGGTCCATCTGCACCAGTGCCACCGACTCGATCGCCAGGACGTGCTCACGCAGCGACACGCTGATCCGGCCCATGCACGCGGCCACGTCGACCGCTGGGATCAGCTCGCGGCGGGACTCGGCTAGGCGCAGCTCGGTCAACTCGCGCTTGCGGCGCTCGTGTAGGGCGCGCTCCTCGTGCCAGTCCACCGGCGCGCCAGCCTCTGGCGCTTCCTCGGGCTCGGCAGCTCGCATGATCGACGGCGGGACGCGGCGCTCCCATGCCGAGATATCGATCTGCCGCTCGCGGCACATCCGCACCACGTCGGCGAGGCGGTAGCGCGCCGAGGCTCGCGGGCCGTCGCGGTCGCATGGCGCAATCGCCCCGGCGGTGACGAGCTGCGACAGCCAACCACGCGAACGTCCGACGGTTTCGCAGACCTCGCCAGCGGTCATGATGTCGCCGAGGTAGCGGGTTCCTCCGGGTCGGTCTGCGGTCATCTAGCCTCGCGTGTAAGAATACGCCGTGCAATCGCGGGGTTTTAGGCCTGGGCGGCTCGTTTCGCTAGTGCAAAAACGCGAAGCGCGAAAGCCA